TTTTAGCTTTATCTAATTTGTCCCACATTAACTCTTCAGTTAAGCGGGTCATTTTGAGTAAAGTAGGATAGGAGGGCATATGATGGTCAGTCCATGAGATCTGGGTTATTCACGATGTGTATGACCCTCTTCCCATAGGACTGCTAGGATGTGATAATCAGATTAGGAGCACTCTCAGTCTGGTTCTTAATTTAAAATAATGAGTCTTATAGACCTTCATTTTAGATTTATAACCATACCCGAGAAACGATAAAATCGCGTTGAGAGTTAAATCGTACTTACGTACAAATTCAACTACTAAACTAGTTGAACACCGAGTCGCAATACACTCCTTTAAGGGGAGCATATTGGCTTGCCCAGAGTCGACAAAGAATTTCTTTGCAAACTCTAAGACAAATTTAGACTTGGCAACAATAGATTTAGCTAGCCCCGCCTTTACTCCAATTTCTTGGAGTATACGGCGGTAAGCTAACACAACAGGTGCCCCGATGATTACCACATCATCTCCTAATACACCATAATCCTCAAACCAACCTCGTTTCCCTTTATATGCTTTAAAGGAAGCATATTGGACTATAGCATGGTGGGTCAATGCCAGCATAGCTCAAGAAGACAGAGCCCCCATAGGTTGACCAACAGAGTAAGTTACTCCAAAGGCCCCGAAATCAGGATGAACATTGTACTTTTTAGGTACAAATGTTTGTTGCAATAAATGAGGATTCATCTTTACTTGATAAAATCTTTTAACCAATAATGAAGCTCAAGCTTTCGCAAAAGCTTCAGAATCTGGAACCTTATCCTTAAATAACTCTTTTATAAGAGAAATTTGAAGAGCTAAGGGAAGACGATCAGTAGCAGATGAAAGATCAATTGATGCATACATCCGACCCCGAGGGTCTCGAGAGAACTGCTTCTGCAGTCTTTCTATAGGAGCCATTTGATCAAATGTTCCATCAACATCTAAACCTCTTAATATTAAAAAGAGGAATTTATGTAATGGATACATTAGTCACTGTGTTCAAGCGTCTACCATGGCAAAGACTCTTACTTTTCCGGCGGGCTCGGACTTAAAACCGAGTTTACCGAGAAAAGCATTACCCATTGGATAAGGTGTCTCTTGAGCATAGTAGGTTGCGGACTTTAAGTCTTCACCTCCCATGCCCTTGAAATCACCTTTCTGTTGGGCCATCGCTACAAGTCTTAATCTGCTAACAAAAGCAGGGATCCCAATCTGTTCGGTGTATTCTGTAAGATAACGAACTAAATGTTTACATTTAAGTCATAGTCTAGCAGAAATGATCATGGCCGGGGCGGACGAGTTAACTAAAACTGGTCCACTATTAGGCCCTGTCTTTAAGATTGGGAAGAAGCGAGGCTTCTCTACCTCAGGGAATTCACCAACTTTCTCGCGGAGCCCGGGTATAAATACTTCGGAAAGGAATTTCTCCCAACCAGGTAAGAATCTACTTAAATCTGGACCTTTATCCGTAATGGTGTCCAAGGAGAGTTTCCCCTTGAACTCCAAAATACGGTAAAGACCAAATAAAGTCATTCAAAACCTGATGGTAGATTTATCCCGATCACGAGATATCTTAACACGGATCCCCGCAGGAATAATTAGTGGTACCCCAGCTCGATTACGAGCTGGACGTACTTTTAATTCCGAGAGGTCAAGAACCCGAAAACCACCTACAACTTGTTGTAGGAGAACCTGACAAGCCTTAAGGTATATTACTACACCTTTAAGCCCTGAATGACGCGCCATCTTCGAAATAAAGAAGACGAAACCAGCCACCTGTCTTACAACAGATTTGGAAGACCGAGGGCGGACACCTCGGATATAC